CTTCCCTTTTGCGATATGAGAAATTCCAATTTTACAGTTAGAGCAAATTGAATAACTAGCCAAGCAATGAGGGTATTGACAACTGTCACCTCTATATGGTATAATTAAAGATGGAGGTATAACATGGACAAAGATGAGGAGCTGCTCCAGATGACCATGCTGATAGCCAAGCAAATTGAAAAGCACGGCTACTCTAAGGTTGCGGAGGATTGTTCAAGAATACAGCAAGAGCACTACGGTAGGGTAAATGAGGATGCTCGGAAAACTGCCCAAGCTATGCGTGATAGGATGGCTAAGGGTGAGCCCTGGGACTAGCCTACTACAGTTCAGTACGCTATCACTCTGATAGTAGCTGTTCATATAAACTGAAAGGACTACAATTTACCTTGTCAGACATACACGATAAGGACAAGCAACTCTATACTATCCAAGACTTACTAGCATGGACACCTCCTTCTAACTACCGTATCATTTCTGGAGGTGTTCTCAATGTTAAGAATCGTATGCTCATCTTTGGAGATGAAGGCTCTTGGAAGTCTATGCTAGCACTCCATACTGCCCACTGTATTGCCAGAGGTAGCAGATGGCTAGGCTTCCGCACTAACCCGTCTAATATACTTCGTCTCCAAGTAGAACTTCCTATGTATACTGACCGAGAGCGGGTAGATAAGTATTGCCTAGGGAGCAAACAAATTTACCTCGCAAAGGATGAGCATAAGGAAGTAACATCTGCCGAACTTGACCGCTTAGATAATAGGGCTACTGACTATGCCTATCCTCTAGTAGTTAGCCGTACTGAGCAGTTCATACATATAGACGAGTCCAGTGGCTGGGAGTCTCTGCGTAAGAATATTCAGCTTTGCATATCCGAACTACCTCAGCTCCCGCTAGTAGTTATCCTTGACCCTCTATACAAGATGTTCAACCGTGACATCTCACAAGAAGTAGACGTCAAGCCCATGTTGGACAAGATAGACCTAGAGATGGAAGATGCTTCTCAATATATCCCAGGCTTATCCTTCATCATAATACACCATACTCGCAAGTCTAAGACAGATGAATCTGGCAGACCTATATCTATGGGAAGCCAGGATGCTACTGGCTCTAGAGCTCTACTTCGATGGGCAGATACCATTCTCCGCATCGACCCTGACCCTAGTGATGCTACACTAACCAAAGTAAGGGTAACCTTCACTAAGCATCGTAATGCTGAGGACATACTGCCTACACTAATACTCCGCTGGAACAGAGATACCCTACATCCTCAGATACTCAGTCGCATACTACCTAGATATGAGGAAGATGAGGAGCTAGAACAGCGAGGCGAACTGGATATGGGGAAGTTAGAATAGTATGTCAAATAAAATAACGTTATAGTATATATATATACATATATTATATTATTTTATGGAGTAGTAGAGATGGTAGATATAGGTGAAGCACTAGTCACACCGCCTAGCTACTACAACAAGGGCAAAAGGAGTAGGATACTCCGCATAGGTAAAGACCACCCCTACTACCACACTAGCAATAAAGGTAACATATCAGAGCCTCGCCTCATTATGGCTATCCATCTTGGCAGGAACCTAACTAAGGATGATATTGTTTATCGCAAGAATGATGACTACAACGATAATACAGTTGACAACTTCATAGTTCTTACACGCAGGGAGTTCGCTACGATAAGGGACTGGAAAAGGTTAAAGCTGTTAGGAGCACGAATTGCCAGCAAGGTATCTGTCTATGAACAGTACATAATTGACTCTGGTATAGACCCTATTACACTGAACAGGAGCAACGCCAATGACAGGCAAAGAGAAGTAGATAGAGATAGGGAAGCTTACGAGAGAGGTAGACGATATAGGGGAGAGGTAGAGGAATAATAAATATATTATATATGTATATATATCTATAATGTTATTTATTTTAACATAACTATCAGGCTAGTAAAAACCACTATGCAATCAGTAAACAAAAAATATAGTAATTGCCCAGACCCTGCGAGGTTGACAAGAGCTAGCCTTTATGTTATAATTTATATATGATAGATGATTAGGAGGTGTACAGATTGAAATAGTAACTTGTATTATCCTTGGAATCTTGTTCATATCAGTACCACTTATTGTCTTAAAAATAATCAGTTATAGGAGGAGAAAGAACAATGGAAGAGGAGAGAGTTAGACCACCAGAGGATGAAGAGGTAGTGGAGGAGGAAGAAGAATCAGAAGAGGGGGAAGAATAGCAATGGCAGAAGAAGGAATGGTAACTACTAGAGGACTTATAGATGCTGAACTAGGTCCTCTGCGAAGGTTTACTGGAATACTTGACAGTATGCCTACGGAAATCGTTACTTATGGAGAGGGAGAGTCAGCGAGACCTTCTACCCGTATTAGCATAAACTCCAGAGATATAGATGTAAAGGAAGCGGTAGAGCCTTACCACTTCCCGATACATACTATCCAGGTGTCCCAGTCCAATCGGAAGAAGTCCCGCTGGGGAGTGCTATCGGAAGGAACTCCCAAAGACCGCACTATCGGCTTCAATAATGTGGCTGACCAGCAGTATACAGCCGAGCAACTTGACCCATCTAATGCTAACTACATCAAGCCAGCAGACAGGATGGACCTGAAGAGAGACTGTATGGGTAAGAGAATAGGCTGGGTTATGACTGATGGCTTAGATGGCAGACCTGAATCCACAGACTTATACGACGGTAGAGCTCAGGTTGATAAACCCACGCCAGCCTGGACAGTGTACGAGATAGAAGGTGTCGGAGTAGCTGGGGGTCAGGGTGTAAGTGCTATGGACTTAGCTATGAGCCTGCTAGATGGCAAGTCATTAGCCTAGTTCAATACAGCAGCTCTGGCTAATCCTGTTATCAGGAATGATACTACCCTGCTACAGGCTATTAGCCTACCGCCTACTGCTCCAAACTCGTTTGCTAATACTATGATAGCAGCAGGCACGTTTACTCAAGACGAGGCAGGTGTGTTCCATAAGGTAGTGGTAGCAGCGTAAGGAGCGGTACGGAGCTTGCTGGTGTCCTCCCATAAACTATCGGTTGAGGCTATTGACTGAGGCGTAATGAGAACCGAGCCAGCAGCTCCCTCTGGGTATGTAGTATGAAAAGAATAGACAATCCTGAACTCAAACGCAAGATTCTAGACCACCTCGCTGACCTCTATAAAATCAAAGAGGTCAGAGAAGCAGGTCATCTTAGTAGCTACATCACCTGCCGTACTAAGTCTTTCCTAGACCAGAAGCAGACCACTGAACCTACTGAGCAGGAAGTAATGCTATTTGCTTTAGGCTATGGACTGCAAGATGTGCTAACTCCTACAGAAGCAGGTGCTCCAGTTATTACAAAGAATGGTATTACCTATAGTCCTGACATGATTCTCTCCAACCGTCTAAACGAGATTAAAACTACACGGAAGTCCGCTAAGTATCACTACATGGATGATAGCCTGCCAGTTACTTGGGTAGACTATATGATGGGCGGCTGCTATATGACGGAGAGGACAGAGTATGACCTCATTATCCTATATATGATGGGAAACTACTCACCACCCTTTCCTGACATATATGCTGAGACCATACAGTTTGGGCATGGGGAACTTCAAGAGAACTGGGATAAGATACTAGGTAATAAGCTGATTCTAGACCAGGCTCTTATTGTTGGAGTCCCACCAGAGCCATTTCAGAATTGCTATGACTGGGAGTGCAAGTACTGTCGTTATAAGCTAGTATGCCAGACATTGGCTAGAGCAAGTGGAGCAGCTATGACTGAAGAACAGTTAGAGGAGGATAAGAGTTTATGGACTTAGATGACCTTTTGCCAGATACCACAGCCTTTTATGACTACCAAAGAAAAGCAAGAGAAACGGCTATATATCCTAATATAGGTAAGAACCTATGGTATCCTACTCTTGGTCTCAATGGAGAGGCTGGCGAGGTAGCGGAGAAGGTAAAGAAGATATACAGAGACCATAGAGGCAAAGTAACTCCAACACTCAGACTAGCGATAGTTAGAGAGCTAGGTGATGTTCTCTGGTATATTGCTAACATATGTTCCGAACTAGATGTCTCACTAGCTGGTGTTGCTTGGGAGAATCTCCGTAAGCTCACTCAGAGAAAGAAGGACAATAAGATAAGCGGAGAAGGAGATGAACGCTAATGGATGATTACTTAGGCATAGTCACCATCTGTGGTGAGGAAGGAACTTGCAAGACCTCAATGGGTCTATCCTTCCCAAAGCCACAGTCACATCTAGATATAGATGTAGGCGGCTACAAGAGAGCAGCTTGGCGTATAGACACAACTGATATAGAGACTCACAGCTTTCCTAAGCCTTTGACAGATGCGGATATTGCCAAGATGAAGGGAATTACTACTACTGAAATCTCTACCAGAACCGTCACAGCCATCCCTAAGAAGATAGAAGGTATGAAGGAGCTGTGGCAGAACATAATAGACCAGTTTGTTAAGGATTGCTTAATACCAGAGGTAAGGACTGTAATCTTTGACTCCGCAACTCAGATGTATAAGATAGGTTGTGATGCTTACCTACAGGAGCTTCAAGAGAAACAGCTTATCAGATGGAAGAAAGACAAGCCAAGCACTCCCTTTGACGAGAATGATTTTAGGGAAAAGCTACAACCTATAGAGTATGGAGTAGTTTATGACAGACTGCAAAGAATATACCATACTTCCAGGTCGTATACGAAGAATCTAATCCTAATCCACTATCCCACAGATGAGTACGGTCCTATGCCTGATGGCAAGGGAGGCTTTGCTAATGACAAAACTGGTAAGATTATCATAGACGGCTACAAGGAAACTGCAAAGTTCTCTGACCTAGTTATGTGGTTATCTGT